CCGCACACCACATCGCCCTCCGTGTCGATCAGCGTGCGCAGGTCTTGCGGGTCCCAGCTCAGGTCATAGTCAAGGAAGACGATAGCATCCGCTTTGCTATCCAGCGCCTTCCTGAGCATCGTTGCCCGGGCGCCTGAGATATAGGGATTGCCTACCTCCTCAACATACCCCTCAGTCCAAACCCCTCCATCAGTCACCGCAGGAATGGACGCCTCCAGTGAACTGATGAAAGGGGCGGTCGGTCCGGCCAAGCTCGGACAGCAGAACACGACCCTCTTTGACATTAGGCCGCGCCCTTCCACAGACCCAGAGCGGTCAGCGTTGCCGTGACTTCCACGGCCCACGCGGCCTGAGTGGCACCATAGGACGCAGACGCTGCAGAGACACCCGAGCCACTCTGCAGTGCAGCCGCTCGCTGCACGACGGGCGTGGACCCGTAGAAAGCGATCTTCTCCGTTGCGCCTGAACCCATCTGCGCACCGTCAGGCGAGTTGTACGTCACCTGTTCGTATGAAGTTGCAATGGTCATGTGATTTCCTCAGTTCGAGATCCGGCACGCCCACTCGGGGCGAAGTGCCTTCCAGCCGTAGAGAATGTCGAGACGCAACAGCAGTTCGTCGTTGCGAATGTCCGAGCCCTGCCACACGCGAATCGACAGTCCATCCTGATTACGACGCACGCATTTCAGCGCATCGTCCATCAACGGAAGATCCGCCGTGACGAAGGTGAACGCGTCTTCGTGATACATCAGGTTCTGTCGCAGGACGGCCGAGGCCGCGCCGTGGAACGTCAGCGTCTTGGCATCGAAGTCAGTTGTCGCCAGCGTGCCGCCGGTCGAACTCACGACGTTCTTCTTCGCACCGGTCAGGTACGTTGCCGGAGAGATGACTGACGCGGCGCTGTTGTTGGCCGTGATGATGGTGAACTGCTTCAGATGGCTGTACGCCTGCTTGGTCTCAGGGTGACAGTCATAGACGCCCGCGATCGTGAAGACCTGGCCTGCGACCTGCTGGGCGCCCAGCGTGTGGAAGTCCAGCGCCGTACCACCATCGGTCACAAGCGCAGCCGCATCGGTATCTGCAGTCACGTCCGAGCCGTTGGTCATCGACCACGTCTTTTCGTTCTCGTACCAGTCGGCCATGGCGTTCCGCGAGTAGAACCCCTCGCGGAACGCTTCCTTGACCTGGCCGCCATCGTGAAACAGCGCTTTGGCGCCATTCACGATACTGCCCATGGTTACGGAGTCGAACTGAATCGCACGAGCGCTCTTTGGGGCCAGCTGCTGATTCAGCTTGGCCCTGGCATTGGTGATCGCCGCGATATCACCCGAGGCACCCACAACCGTGCCGGCCGTACCGGTCAGCATGTAGACCTTCTTGGTCACATCGGTCAGCACGTCGCCTTCGATGCCGGCGACGAGTACTTTCACCGCGGGTTCGATGTAGCGCTTCGACAGCTCATCGATCGACAGCGCAAGCTCTGCGCTATTGAACCTCATGTCCACGCCGTCCTGGGTGGATGCCGTCAGGGTCTGCGTCGTCTCTGCCTGCTCTTGCACGTTCATCACGCGTGAGCCCTGGCGACGAACATACTGGTTGGGGTTGCGAATGCGCAGACTGTCGCCGATATTTGCGCCGGTCTTGGCGAAAGAGTCGTCATAGTTGCGGTTGATGGTGCCAAGGAACGTGAGATTCTCGTGCGCAACGCGCAGAGATTCCCGTGCCACCATATCGATGACACTTAAAGTGTTACTCATGTCGGAAAATCCTCAGGTCAGCGCCTCTGCGCTATCTGTCGTTTCCGCCACTTCGCAAACTCCGCATCGCTCATCTGGCTCGGGTCTTTATCAACCGCGGGCTCAGTTGCATCGATCTTTGGAGGCGGTGGCGGGGCTTTGCTGACAGGCTTGGCTTTGGCTTGCTCACGCTCGAACGCAAGCTTTTGGTCTATGCGACCAAGTTCTATGGCGGCGAGGTTGTCGGGCAGAGAGTTAAGGCGCGCTGCTGCATCCGGGTTTTTGCCCAGGTAGTAAGCGATGCGCGGGCCGTCATCCATGGCCACCACCAAGTTCGCTACGTGGTCATCAATGCGCGCGTAATGCGCGACGTCCTCGTAGTCATCGATCTCAGTCTTAAACTTCGATTCGAGTTCTTTGAACTTGGCGATTTGATCCTTTCGGGTTCTCTCAGACTCCTTCGTAGTACGTGATTCCTCCAGCTTCCGCGAAGCCCGATCGGCTGCAACGTCTGCTACGTACTCAGCGTACTTTTCCTCGTCGTATTCAAAATCAGCGAGCTTTTTGAGCGATTGCTTGGCTTCGGCGGGCTTTGGCTGGGCTTCAGGTTTCTGAAGTGATGTCAGCCGCAGTTCGCGTTCGTAGTCGCGCTCTCGCTCGGTTTGCCTTAAACGCCATGTCAGTTTGTCGATTCGCTCCTGCACCGCATCTTTGCGGACAGGCTTTTCGCTGGTATCGACAGCGGCCGGTGATGGATCGGCTTTGGCAGTCTCGGGGACTGCGTTTGCATCGGGCGCAGTTGTGTCTACAACTGTTTCAGTCGTATCAGTCATGGTCATCTCTCAAGGTGCACCGGGAACCGCCCGGAGTCGGAAACGAAAAAGGCCCACCGAAGCGAGCCTTTGAATTCACGTTGGCGTATCGTTACGCCATGGACACAATCGAAGTCAGACCAATCCAGCGCCTCGTCTATTTCGGTGGCTGGTCAAAGGCCGAGCCAAACTTGGGACGGCTACAACGGCTAGAAACCAAAGCGAGAGCTTCTTTCGCCGAGACCGGCAAACGTCTTTGTGACTTCAAAATCGAGTGCAGCTTCAGCCTCGAACACGAGCGGTTCATGCTTCAGGCCAGCATGCTCGAATACGAGCCTATTTCGACACCTTAGGCTTCGGCTTGTTCGCCTTCGCTTGACCCAGCTGCTGCTTGTGGTGGGCTTGCATGTTCGATACAGACATCTGTGTCGCCTGCTTCTCTAGCTGATGTGAGCCGTCTTTGACGGTGTCCTGCACATCGCGCGCCTGCATCTCAATGCCATGCTCAGCCGCAGTAACCTCGGCATCGTGGTGATGCGCCTTCTCGGTCAGTGAATGCTCGGCTTGTGTGTGCGCGAGCTGGATCTTGAGCAGCGAGTTCTCGACGTGCTTATCGAAGATCGCTTTCTCGGTGACCAGCTTCTCTTGCGCGGCCTGAAGCTCATTGAATCGGCTCTCAAGCTGGATCTCCGATGACTTGAGGTTGGCTTGGGCAAGCTTGGCCGAGGCTGCATCGCCCTTGGCCGATGCTTCCAACTCCTTCAGTTCCTGCTGCGCGGCCTGCACCAGCTGTCCATGCTGCTCGACCATCGCCTGGGCTTGCTTCACCTGATTCATCGCGGCCATGACTTCAGGTGGCAGATCCTTGCCCTTCGTCAACATCTCCTGAATCGGCGGCGGCAGCAGCGCTTGCCTGCGTTCTGCAATCTCCTGCGCGTACGGCAAGTCCATCGCCTTGTAGACGAGATCGCCAGACGACAGCATCAATCCCTCATCCATGCCAGCCATCTGCGTATAGGCCTCAGCAGCTTCCATGCGACGCGTGGCGTAGGACGGGCCAACGGTAATCGTGGTATCGAACCGACCCCTGCTAAGGTCGTTGATGACCTTGTCCGTCATCGGATCTTTCTTGTTGACGGTCTCGTAGCTCACCGCGCCATCTGCACCAAGAATGCGAATGGTCGTTTCGGTGTCGATGACCTTGGGCGCGAGATCCACCAGGATCTCCCAAGTGCGTTTGACGCCCTTGCCCATATTGTCCATGTAGTTGAAGTTGGCAATCTCGCCCTGCGCCTTGCGGGCGTTGATGGCCTTGCCTGACGTCTCGTTGCCTTGGGCTCCCAGCGATGCGTCATAGATGCCTGTGACCGCTTTGATGTCATCGCTGGCAATCTGCATCTCTTGCACGAGCGCCGAGGGAATGTTCGGGCCACCCTGTCGGATGGGTGCCCCGCCGTTGTTCGCTTGAGGGTCCGGGTTATACAAGTTGAACGGATAGTTCTTCTTGTGCGATTCAGCCAGCAAACCCTCAAGGCCAGCTACCTGCTTCGGCGTCATCCACGGCTTGTCCTGCGGTGCCAGCGCTACCGTCTCAATCGCACTGGTGCGCGAGTAGTTGTAGGCGCGCTGTGCATCCTTACCTGCCCGCGTGATGCCGTTCCAATAGACCTTTCCCTCGATGACGACATATTCGCCGTAGACCATCACCCAAGGATGTTGGCTGCCAGCCCACTTAACCGGGCCTTCGAGGATGGCACTGCCCGAGACGATGCACATCATGATCCGATTGCATCGCTGCGGTCGGCTCTTGACGACGGTCACGCCCTGCGGAGGCGTCACAGGCTGACCCTCATCGTCTAGCTCGCTGATGACCGAACCATCGGACAGCAGCAACAGATTTTTCTCGTACGGCTCCTTGTACCAATACTCGCCAATGCGGACTTTCTCGTTGTCTTCCCAGTCGCCGTTATCATCGAATTCGGTATCGTCCAGATTGACCGGCTCGGCTTTGGGCCAGCGAGCATCGAACGATGACTTACTAATCTGGTCGGTGTACCACCAGTCCTCAGCATCCCGCTTGAGCAAGTCCTTCGCTGCTGGGTCGCAGTAAAGGCACAATGGGTTGAGCAGCGGGTCGATGCCGATGACCTGCCCAAACGAATCCTCAGCCCATTCAAGCGTCACGCGCCAAGCGCCCATGCCGCCGCCCACCTGGTACTCCGCGGCGTAGTCAGTGACTGTGTCGAAGTCTGCGTTGGCGACGATATTACGGATCGCGCCTTCCAGGATGTCTGCAGTCTTGACGTCACCATCCTCAGCCGCGCGGACCTTCCCCATTGGGCGGTTCTCGCGCATCTGGTTGATGACGCTCTTGGCCGAGATGTTGAGCTTGTTGAACTCATACATGGGCCGTTCATTGCCGCGCTCACGCTTGGTAATCTCGTCCCACTGTTCACCTGGAACACGCAGGAACTTCATATCCTTAATCGCGAGCTGACGGTTCTCGCGATCGAAGTCCATCATGACCTTGGCGCGCTTGCGGGCTTTGACCAGCAGATCCTTATCTGCTTTCTTTTCCGCTCGTGTCTTTGCCAAGATCAGGCTCCGGCTCCGGAAAATCGACCAACACCGCGCACGGATCTCCAATGGTGGCTGTTTTCAAGGCGAGAGCACCACTCCAGATTCGTGACGCAATTGTTCGTCTTATCTAGATCAATATGATTGACCTCTTCTCCACTGCCGATGAAGGCTTTAGCAACTAGGCGGTGAACATACTCAGTCTTTGTCTTACCGTTCTTTGACAAGATCACTCACCTCGTATGAAGTTTCGTAGCCGGTGATTGGCAACCAAGTCTCGTTCATACCTTCTAACCGCGCCTGAATGCCTTATAGGGGTCGACCACTGCGTGTGAATCGTTCGTCAATTGGTCAGCGACGATCGCGAGGTAACGCGTGCCGTCAGAGCCATTTGAGCTGTCATCGTGGAGTGGCGTCGATGCCTGCCCCTCGGTGTTCACACGCCTGCGATAGCGACCGAGCCGATTGACCAGCTCGTAAGCGTGTGTCTTGTCGATGTAGAAGCGCGGGAACACCTCGCGCGTCTTACGAATGCCTTGCTCAAGGCCAATGTCTTCTACGATCTCGACATTCCAGCCCAGCGCCCTGAACTGCTCCTCAGCGCTTGCCCCGGTGACATGCCTCGCCTTGCCATCGTGAGGCAAGTACAACTTGCCCCAGTTGAGCTTTAGATCGATCAGCTCTTGGTGATAGCTCGGGATGAAGCGAAGCCGGTCTTCGATGTACCGAATGATTCGAATCTCGGAGCCCAGCCGCTGCACCAGAAGCAATGCCATGAAGTCGTTAAAGCCAAGGTCCGTGATGACATGGACCTTGAGCATCGGGTCATAAGGCACATTGCCCAGGCGCCCGCTGCTCTTGAGCTTCGAGACTTCGTTGTAGTAGATCGCGCCTTCAACAGCAGGTCGGCACTCGCCCTCGTAGATGTGGGCATAGTCCTCAGGCGCTTCCCGCTTCATCTTCTCGCGGGCCGCATCCAACACCGTGGAGCGCCACGGGTTGTCCTGCCAATTCATCTTCGTAACGATGGAGCTGGGCTGCTCGGTCAGGACGAAGCGCTTATACGTCTCGTCCGTGTCCATGTCTGGGTTGAAGCTGACCCAGATCTCCGAGCCCGGCGCACGTATCGTCGGCTCCAGCAAGTCCCAGCTGCGCTTGCTGATCGTCTGGGCTTCCTCAACCCAACAGATCGTTGTGCCTTCGAATGACTTGATGCTGGTCGCTGTCTGGCCACTCAGCCCGTGAAAGCTGATCTGCGTGCCGCTGGCGCCCTTGATGTAGTTCTGCTGGACTTCGTAGAAGTCCTCCAGGCCCAGCACGCTCACCAAGTCCTTGAGCAGCTGATGCACTGACTCGGAGATCGACTTCTGGATCTCGCGAGTGCACAGGATGCGTTCTGGCTTTGCTCTGCCACGAGCCAAGATCATTCTGGCTATCGAATGCGACTTCGCGCTGTCTCGACCGCCGTATAAAACCTTGAATCGCGCCGATGGAACTAAGGTCTGCGTCGCCTTCCGCGGCAGATCAACTATTAGCTGCATCCACGGCTCGGATCACGATCTCTCGGATGCTGATCGGGTTGTCATCATCATCCCCGCCCACGACAGGCTGAGGTGCCTTGCCATCGACGCGGTCGATCAGCTCTTTGACGGCCCAAGCCTCGCCCTGCTCAGCCAGTGAAAGCAGCTTCTCGACGATTGTATCCAGGCGTTGCGGACCCTGAGTCAGTGCGCGTTTGAGCGCGGAATTGAACAGCCGCTTGGACTTCGCAGCGTTCTGATTGCCTTCGGGTGCGCCAGCCATTGAATTCAATTTCAACCGTTTGAAAAAACTTAACTATCAAACCCGCGTAGGTTCCGAATCACGTACTCAATCTCTTTGGTGAATTGAGTGTCCGTGTCGTAATTGGCCTGTATCGTCAGCACACGAGATTCCGTGCGCTTCTTCTTGCCGCGCCGATCGTTGTAGATGTCGTTGTCCGAGGCAATCACGCTGAACTCGACCAGGGCTGCGGGCGCCAGCGTCGTCCAGTCTCTGACGATGCGGTCGTTATCGATGTCCTTGATCAGATAGCGCAGGCTCAGGGGTGTCGCAGACAAACGAGCACGAGCGGTGAAGGTGCTCGACTCGTTGATGACGTTGCGCATTTACGCAGCGGCCAAAGTGATCGTTGCAGTTAATTGCCAGGACTGAGTGTTCGTCTTGGTACCCAATGCCTCAACCTTGCGACTGAACATCGTCGCTGCGGCACTGGCATTGAAGCTGCCCCACTCGGCCCAGGCAAAATTGGCCTCGCTGGTGCCGAACAGGCTGCGGAATGTGAGTGCGCCGCTGGAGCGGGTGGGATAGCCAGACTCCATGGCCTTTCGCACCTTGTTCGTCGCGGCCTGCAAATCAGTGTGAGCAGCGCTGAATGCCGTGCTTGAGTCTCCAACGCCCAAATGGGCATTGGTGCCATTCATGAACACGGCCGTGGCTGTGTCATTCATGAGGCACTGTGCGGCGATGATTGCGCCCGCGTTCGTAATTGCCATCAACCTTCTCCTTCAAGGACTTCAACCGGTGCTTGGCCGACGTAGTCGCCGTCGAATTTCTCTAAGCGGTAGTGGATGTTGATCTTCAGTTTCAGTGCGTCCGCATCGCTGGGAACGCTAATTGGATGGATCTGGTAGAGCGCTTGCTTCAGCACGTCTGGCTCATCGATGGCGATGGCCTGTTGTGCTGAAGTCATGTCTGGGTAGATGCCGAGCGGTGTTTTGTCGGGTTTCAGTGCGGCGTAACCGAGCACTTACACAATCTCCAGCTCAAACATGGGCGAGATGATCTCCACGCTGATCCAGCGAATGCGGTT